ACGAGCTTCACAAGTTTTGACGCTCGGGGTTCAGGGTTCCCAGACACCTCGTATTGCAACACCGCGGACAATGGATTCTACATGTTCGATGTCTTGATGGAGTACGGGTTCACAGCACAGCAAGCTTGGGACTACCTCATCGCACATGGACTTTGCGCTGGGGATGACGGCCTGTTAGGGGTGACTTCCATCTTAGATGGCAGTGTGCTTCTGAACAAATTTGTGAGCGTGACTAGCTCATTCAAGCAAGTGGCGAAACCCGCCCTTGTGCCACGTAACAAACCAGTGCAGTACTTATCGAGGTACTGGTTCCCATGGAACGGAAGCGAGAATAGCATGTGTGACGTGTCTAGACAGCTGAAGAAGCTGCACATGACTGTCTCCGCTGACGCCAAACCACTAATGAAACTCGCAGAGAAAGCGATCGCCTTTTATCTGACCGACAAGCACACTCCCATAATTGGAGAGTGGGCAACCTGTGTGGTCGAGACGTTGAAGTTGAAGGTGAAAGCGAACGCTAACTGTGAGACTTGGTGGGGGAGGTACGATGGTCAAGACCAGTTTGTCAACCATTACGACGCATGGATGGATGATGTGATCGATGGGATGTACCCAGATTTTCAATGGGGAATTTTCCGCGAGCACCTCAAGAAATGCCGGATGGATCCGATGGAGTTCTTGAAATTTCCATTGGTGACTGGTTTTGTTGAATTAGCACCGCAAAACAAGATAGCACCAGCGATAGGCATAGATGGGACACTGTATCCTGTCACTGCCCGAACGGACAACAACACAAATGCAACGAACTCTAACTCAGAAAGTATCACAGAGCAGAACCCTCCCCCTACCGCAGCACGTAGTCGAGCAGATCGACAGGGTGATAGGCGGGGTCGAGGAAGGACTCACTCAGTTTCGATACCTCCCGAGAGGACATCGCGAGCTAATCAAGAACGAGGTCACGCGGAGCGTGGCGGCCTTGATGCGCGCAATGCGGGCGGCAGAGGAGCTGGGAACGGTCGAGCCAGGGCTGGTAACCAGCGGGCCAGAGGCGCGCCTCGTGGGCGTGCCCGTGCTCAACAGTGATCCCATGCAAGACTAGCATGGAGTCGGCTTACGCGGCGACTATAAACCACACTGAAGGAAAACAATGACAACCCTCTATAAAGCAAACAAGAATAAGAACCATAGAG